AAATGCATCTTCTTCTTTTAATCCTATACCGGCAATCTCTTTCAGATAATCGAGAATAATTTTTAATTCATCTTTAAATTTTACAATTATAGCAATACCCGTTGCTAATGCCGCAAATCCGATAATAAGCGGGCCGGAAACAGGGGCAAGTAATGCTCCAATAGCAACCATAACGAGTTTTAATGCGATAAGGGCTTTTGTTAAAAGCGGAATTGCGAGTGCTCCGGCGAGTAAAACACCGACCGCAGTTGCAAGCGCACCGAGTCCGAGAACTGTAAATGCGATAGCTTTTGTTAAATTTTCATGTTCGCGGGCAAGATCGATTATCACTTTATTAAATTTTGTTAAAGGAACAACAACCGCGCCGATTGCCGGGAGAAAAACCTCACCGATAGTCTGCGCAAATACAATTGTACTTTGTATTAATTGGTCAATTGAAAAACCTGTTGCGTTAATCCCTTTGGCTTGTTCATCGAATGATTTACGCATTGTTCCTGTGGCATTTTCCATTTTTGCGAGTTTTCCGGTATAAACATCGGATTGAGACCCTGCCAATGCCAATGCCAAAACTTGACCGCGTATTGAACCAATATACTCAGAGAGAGGTTTCCCTGAATTATTCGCTGCCTCTACAATTGTGTCAATTGCACCTTTTAATCCTTTCTGTGCAAGAAGGGCTTTACCGGATTCAATTCCTAAATCTCCTAATAACTCATTCATCGTATCGGTCGGCGATAATAATGCTTGTAATGCCCCTACAAATTGAGTTGAAACTTCAGCAGCATTACCAGTTACACCTGTCGCGGTCGCCATAACAGCAAATAATTCTTCCTGTGATACTGTTAATTCTTTCGCAAGAGGGATAACTTTTCCCAATGACCCTGCTAATTCGGGAAATGTTGTTTGCCCTAATTCATTTGTTTTTAATGCTAAATCGGCGGCTTTTTCTAAAGCGGCGGAAGATGTATCACCATAACCTTTTGTAATACCTGATAATAGGAAAAGCGATTCTGATGCTGAAGCATTTCCGGCAACCGCTGTCTTTGTAACAACTTCAAATCTTGCAACGGTATCGGCGGCATCACCGAAAGCAGAAATAACTTGAAACATTCCTTGTGTTAATTCTCCGGTCGATTTACCGACTCCAATAGCCATGTCTTGAACGGCAACCCGTAATTCTTTTACTCTTTTTGCCGAACCCGGAATCAGAGTTGCAATATTCGCCATTTCTTTATTCATCTTTATAGCGGCTTTTGTAACAAGGGCAATTGCCGCCGCGGTCGCTACTCCGAAAGCCGTTGCCGCAATAGAAGCCGTTTTCATCGCTTTTCGAGTATTCTCCAGCATCTTTTGATTGTCTTTGAGTGATTTATCGACTTTCGCCATATCACTCTCAAACTTAGATGTCATTGCTTTGACATTTACGATTAGATTCCCGGATACAACATCATTTGCCATTTTTTACCTCTGCGATAATGCACCTTTTCTCTGCATATTCTTTATATTTGCCGTTTGCGCATCTAACTTACTTTTTTCATTTTTCGGTTCTTCTATTTCTTCTTTTTCGAGATTGCTTGCTTTTACTGCAACCGCAATATCAAAATCTAATGCGATTCTCTCGTTTGGTATTCCAATAATAGCCGATGGGCGCTGACCATATCTCTGACTAATCCCATCAATTAACGAAACTAATGTATTATTCTTCACGAAAGGGTTCGAAGGTATCTGCCCCCGGAACCGAATTAATCCATGTAAAAATAAACATCCTGTCATCAAAGGGAATTTTTTCAATATTTTCCTCGGTAACAACAGGATCAACAGTTGCAAGAATTGTAATATTATTTGCGAGAACAACTAAACTTTTAAGGTCTTTTTCCGTTAAATTACTATCAGTAGCTTTTTTTGCATATTCCGTTACGCCATTTACTAAAGTCATTGAGATATGACCTTGAGCCGCTTCCTCAAGAAGAGCTAAACGCCGTAAAACCACTTGAGCGCCTGATGGTAGTGTTACTTCCTCATTCTTTTTTTTTGCGAGTTTTGACCACTGTGCGATAGATGTGGTTTTCTTTTTGGTATCCTTTTTTGGTTCTGTCATGATACTACCCTCCGGGTTTAATTAAATTTAAGTTGTGATATCGCCGATCCAGAACAATTGATATCCTGCTGTTTGAGTTGAATCGCGAAATGCCGTGAAAGTACATTGAATAATACGCACACCTTCACGTGTAAATCCGATATCGATCGCTTCGGTACACATTGCTTTATAGATAGTGATTTTATTGTTCGCATCTGTATCAAGTGTTCCCGATCCGCCGACAACAGGCGTGATAATCACTTGCACAAGATTCGAAGAACTGACCGCTCCGCCGCCATATTTAACAACTTGTTTTGTGCTGCTCGTATCTCTCGATCCTGCGGGTGCGGCAACCAAGAAATTAGCAGTTGAATATTCAGACAACGGAACAACAACCTGAGCATCTTCCTGAGTTAAAAACGCTTTTTCCGCCATAGTAGTCTGGTCAGGGCGAACAATCGTATAAGCCTGAGTGTATGTGAAAGTAACACCGCCTTCGGTAAAACCCAAATCAGTACCGTCATGAGTTACTTGAGCACCGCCCATTTCAATAGACCCTTTAGCACCTGTCATATCAGCCATTTTGTATTCTCCTTTTTGTTAGACTTTTGATGCGTTATTCTCCAAGAATTTGAATAATCCTTTATTTATATTAGATATTGTTGCTTTACGTTTTATTCTCATTGCTACAGCAAGAAATGGTCTTGCCTTGGCGCCGCTGGTTGTTAAAAATTTTCCGGTATTTGTTTTATATACCCACGGCGTTTTACGGCCTTTCCCGCCTTTTGCAAATATACCAGTACCAAATTCAATATATTTTGCATATTTTGTTCTTGAGCGTGTCGATGTTACTATCATTCCATGCTCAATACGTGCTTTCTCGTCTCCTTTTGTTCGAGCCTTTAATAAACCTGTTCTGCGCCATGAAATTTTAGATTTACTGTTGTATATTTTTGTATTTAAGTATTTCTTTGCTTCATTACCGATTTCAATGCCGGATATGACAACCCCATCCTGCATTTCTTGTGAGGAAAGTATTTTTGACCCGTATTTTTTAAATGCTTCCGCAAGTTCTTTGCCTCCCTCGACATCCATCCCGAACATTTGCTCTCCAGCCATATCAGCATAACCTCACTATCATATCGAAAATCATAAAATATTGAGCTAATTCAGCATTATCCAAATCATCTAATCGCTGCCGTCCGGTATTCATACTGATATTATATGCAAATACTTCTTCGTTTAAATCAGCCGGACCGAACTTTTCAAGTAAACTGTAAATCCGGGACAGAATCATTTTGGCATCACCGGGTTTCGGCGCTCTCGCCCATATTTGAATTGACGGCTGATTAATGGGTAAATCCTTCCAACTGAAACCCGATGTTTCCCGAACATTTACGGCAACCGCGTATTTTCCCGCGCTTTCACCTTCATTCGGAGGGAAATCCTGAATAAACACCGGAAGCTCTTCATTTCCTTGCCCAAGAATATATAAACTCTCCGTAAGCAAATAATCTCTCATTGCTTCTTCGACATCAGGATATAACCGCTCCGCCAATTCCATTAAAATTCCCTCTTAGATGTACGTGTATGCGATAATAACAGTTAAACCGGATATATCCGCAGGCGAACCAAGAGCCAGATATTCGACTTGCGCATGTTCGGTCGATGCGATTGTTGCATAGGTTTCATTTAATTCACCCATGTCATATAAACGTCCAGCCACTAATGCCGTGCCTGAACTTGCCGGGCCATGAACGAACGCGCTTCCGATCCGGTTACTGCTGTCATCGGTAATTATAACTTCCATATATGCGGTTTCGGAATCAGCAAGTGCCACGGTATCAGCACCAAAGAATACTTTCTTTATTGTTGCTGTTCCGCCCGGTTTAAATATTGCCGATTTCTTGGCTGCGCTATCTGCGGCAATAATCGTGCCTACATTTACAACCGCATAATGATATAAATCAACCGGAGTATAATCACATCCGCCTCGCATAATACCATCAACATCGATAGTCAATACTTCGACACCATTCCGTTTAAGCTGTAAACTATCACGTTGTAAATGGTCAGTTTGAATCAAACCATCCGTTCCGGCTTCGCCATTTTTCGCACGGAGAACATTATCGGTAACTGTTCCGGTTTGCGCTTCCGGGCGGTCGATTGTATATGTGATATGAAGCCCGACACCACTTAATATTCCGCCTGTGCCAACCATTGTCGGAGCCATATAAAACGTTTCGTCTTTCGGAATCGCGCCAGCCGCGGATGTAATTCCTGATACCGCAGACGGCGTTTTTAATGCCAAGCCAGCGGTAGTTGTTAGCGCCGTAAATAAAGCTGCTGATGCCCCACTCCGGTGAAATGCAATCGATTCATAATTTGAACCATCTGCGTCAAGAGTCGTATCAAGTGTTAATTCAATATTTGTAATCGTGATGTCTGACATTGCCCGTAATAGCGGATATTTAAAATCATCACTATCTTTTGCCACATCACCGATATAAACTGATGCATAACGGTCTTTCCAGCCGTTCGCGCAATCCATAAATCCATCTTTTGTTAATGTAAATTCACGAGTTCCCGCGTTATCATAACGCATCGCATCCCGATTATTATTTATATCAATTAGGATTGCGGCATCTCGGTCTTGAGTATCTTCCGAATCAAATAAACCCATATTATTAAACCTCCATTTTATTTATCAGTTATATGCAATTATGCACCTGTCGTGTATGAAATTAAAAATGTTAAACCACTCATTACGAGACCGCTCGAAACTACTGTTGGCGAGAAATAACAATACTGCCCGGTCGTTAATTCTTCGTTTGTAATATCTCCCAGAGTTGTCCATGTCGCCGCATCAACTCCCGGATTTGCCGTTGGTGTTGCAACTGATGCGATCTTAGCGCCAGCATTATTACTGATAAGCAATGTTTGCCCATTCGTACCGCCATCGAGAGTATCGGTATCGACACAATACTCGATTTTAGTAATTGTGATTGTGCCTCGCGATTCAAAGAGAAAATAATCGAATGCATCACTGGCAGCGACAATATCACCTACCTGAACTGCTATCTGGCGAGTATTTTGAACTCCGCCAGGGTCAGGTATTCCGAGATAATTGACACTAAAAACTTCTGTATCATTCTTTTCAAATGTGATAAAATCCGCTGCTGCTCTCGTACCCGCACCCTGATCACCATAAATTAGCGGTCCCGAACCCGGAACATTTACTAATCTTAAATCCGCCATATTATTTCTCCTTTTTCTTTGAAACTTTAGATTTTTTAGTTTCACGTTCTGCATCTTTAATAGCACCCATAACAGCCGGATTCTCCCGTGCTAATGCTTCCTCTGCTTTTGTTAAAGTACCATCTGTTAACCCTTTAATCATCTGTAATCTCGTTTTCATATTCCCTCCTTAAATAACCGTTACCGGCTGTTCGTTTGATTTACGTTGCCTAACTACTGTTGCTCTGTAATACCGTACTATATCTGTTACAATATCTTTTTTCGGTTGAACTTCACTCACCACATAATCATAGCCGTCATATTCGATTTTATCGGTTGCCAAAAGTTCTGTATTCATTCGGAACTCACCATCAATAATAACATCTCTGCCAGTGCCCTCATTCGGAATTGATTTCCCTATTTTCGGTAAGAATTTACACGGCTCATCGGCGATAAATAAATAATATTCATCTGCCGCTTTGCTGCCATCCTTGACGGGCGTATCGCCTCCGGTTTCACGCCTCCATATTTTACAAGTTTTGTTATACAATCCTTCAAACATATCAGATATTTACCCATCCGTTATTTTGATAATATCTTACATTATTTAATGCTTCCGGCCCAACTCCGCCGATCCCTTGTATTCGAATTCTGCGCGGAACATTTTTAAGAATTTTCTGTATCGGCGCATCCCCAAATGTCGCTTTATCACCTGACAGATTAACTTCATTCATCAGCATCGGATTGCTTTTTATCAATAATGCAATTTGAGCCTCGGCAAATAAAACCTTTTGATACCCGATATTCGTATTATCGAACCCGTATGTATAGCTGACTTCAAAATCATTAAGCAAAGGAGTCAGTCTAAAATTAGACATATAACTATCGGAATAGAATAAAAGCCCGGTGCGTTTGTCATAATCATAATCCGTGAACCGTGTGAGTGTCGTTTCAGTATCAGCATCTTCATCGATAGAATATAAATACGAAAAATCAGTTATCGGCATATTGAGAAATATTCGCCCAGGGAAACCGTAATCAGTAGAAAACCGGAGTACCACAGCGGTATCTTCCCAGCGATAATGTGAATAAGAATGGATATATGCCTGAGCGATATTCAATTGCGCCTGAGTTACATCAACTCCAGTTATTTCTTTTGCGTTTGCCGGCGAATTATAGCTAATAATAATCACTCCCCTCTATGTTCATTATTTTAATCTTCTGGTATAATTGTGAATACAAAATCCATTGTCTGCGCTCCTGCAGCATTTGCTATTGATACCCATACAGAAGTTCCAACATCTATTGTCCGCATACCCGCTCTGGTCGAAGTAGGACTAACTTGTTGCGGGTTCGTATCATCACCGAATAGCCATAAATCCTGATAATCACCAGCCGCAACTCCGGCGGCATTAGAAGCTCCCCATGCTATTCTCATTTTATAAAGTGAATTACTATTAACCGCTGTAACCATAATTGCGTGCATATGGAATATCTTATTTCCAGATATAATCGGCGTATCATCTGAACCTATTATTTGAATTGCTGTCCCAAAATTAGAATCAGCGGCAGCTGTAACCGTAAACGGATAAAATCCAAGCGACAATGTATCAGCAAATGAAGTTCCTGACGGTGTTTGGTCAGCGTGCATTAACCATTGTCTGCCATGAAATTCATGGTCTAAATGCTGAGCTAATGCATAAGTTCTGTTTATAGCAGTACCTTGACCACCAGCATTTATTGCATACGATACTGTTGCAAAAATTATTAAAGATAATATAAAATATTTCTTCATGAAAATATCCTTACGGTAGTGCAACTGCTGTAATTGTTGGTGCTGCCCCGATTGACGTTACCCGATATGGAATTACAGCATCATCTCGCTCTGCGCTGACTTTAACATGAATCTGTACGGATGCGTTCGCCTGCATCGGACCAACTCTGAACATAACTCCGCTTGATTCAATAGCCAATGTTCCTGCCCCTGTTGCCGTGATCTGAGCACTTTCTATCTGAGTCGCCCTGTAATTCGTGCCATCAATTTGTTTAACAAGAATTACATCTAAAGTATCGGCGGCTGTCGCATCTGTATCCCAACCGGTAGTTGACTTATTGAAATCGAGATCGATGGTACAATCCATTAATCCGGTTGCCGGGGCAGTTACGGTCAAAAGATTCTGGAATGATGTATAATCCGCTTCTGATATATCGAAATTGGCATCACCTGTTGCTTCCCGTATTCTTGTTTTGTTTAAAATACCTTTCACATAGGCGATAATTGTTTTATTTGCAGCAACATCGTCAAGAGCATCCTCATCCTTTTTACCGATAACATCACGCATATTTACATCGGTAGTTGCGCTCTTTGCCGGCACCGCATGAAGTGCTGGAATAGTTGTTACTACTGCGGTTGAAATTGTATCTAAATCTCCCGCAGCCAATGCATCGCCTGAACCGCCTGAAACGGCTGAACCGACAGCACCATCATAAAAAGCGGCAAACCATGTCGATCCTGTTTTTGTATCGATAACGGATTTTGTGAAGTCTGTCGTTCCGCTATTATACATATATCCGATAACATTACAATCAACTACCGCTGTTGTATGAAATTCAACAACGGCTGTAGTGGCTTTCCCATAGAAATCAATATCGATTCGTGTCTGGCTTCCACCGACAAGTCGGATCGCATTTTCACAAGCACCGCCGCCTGTGAATCCTCTATACTTCAGTTTAATATCAAGCCTGTCCGCATCTGCCGTTGTTAAAATGGCTCTTGCGGCCTCCACGGTTGCGCTTGCATCCTGCCATTCGATATCGAGAGTACAATCGGCTGCCGAAATAACAAATGCACTTGTTAATTCATCATCTCCGCAAATTCCGACAATATTTTTAATCGTAACACTTGCGGCAGTTACAAGGAATGTCGCGGAATTATCAGTTGATGTAAATGTGATTGCCGGACGATCCGCACCACTTCCCAAGCCCTGAATAGTAATACCTTCCACATCAGCAGTAATCGCACCAGCCGATGTGATAGTTTCAGCGTGTCCTTCCATGAGAAAAATTGTATCACCGCTGTTCGCATCACATTGCCCGATTGCGTAATTAAGAGTTATAAACGGGAAATCGGGATTTTGCCCTTTCCCAACGTCATCAGATCCGCCCGATGCTGATTTACCGGAATCAACATACCAGCGATTACCCGTTGACTTCGTATTATCTTCAACGGCAAACATACCGCCTGATTGTTTTTGAACGAATAATCCTGTCTTTTGACCTCGTGCCATTGTATCATTCTCCTTTCGGGCTTTTCACCCTTGTAAGGAATTAATTGTTATTATACTTCTTCCCATAAAAATGAGAATACGAAACAGTCTGTAGTTGCAAGCGTATTATAAGTACACAGCGTATTGCCTGGCTGTAATATTAATGAACCATCAAGCTCATAGGTTGTGAACACAACAGAAGTTGCGCTCGTTGCCACGGTCCCATAACTACCTACCACATCCCATAATACAGGAGTTGCTATTGTATGCCCTCCAGATGCCAGAGCTACCGAAGCTACCCCGCCTGTCAAACGATTAACCGGAACCAATAGATTAGTTGTTAATGTTGTCGTTGCAGCCATCATAAGCCCAATTGCTCCGGCTACATCAGAAGCAATTTCTAAACCATACCCAAACTTTACTATTTTCATTTGAACACCTGAGCCTGTCGGATTACAAATCGCAAGTCCTTCCCATGTTGTCGTAAGTGCAGAAGTGGTCCCAACTTTTGCCTGATTTGCTACCGAAAACATTCTACCCGCAAGTGTCGCTTCTGCGTATTTACCGCCTTGTTCGATAACCATATCACCGGTTACACTTTGTCTTATAGGCCCGGATACACCGGCATCAAGTGCTTGTCGCCCTACTTTCGCTTCAAAATCTGGCATTTTATTATCCTTTTTTAAAGTGTTATTATTTTATTCGAGCTCTTTCTTCCCATGTGAACGAAAACAGGAAAGCAGCAGTTGAATCCAATGTTGTAAATGGAGCAACCATATAGCCGGGATCTAAAACTATCGATCCGTCTATATCGTATGTTTGTGCATTTTCAGCTCCAATGGTATTTGTGTTTGCCGTTCCGAAACTTCCCAGAACATCCCAAAGAACAGGAGTCACAATCGTCTGTCCCGCTGATGCTAACCCTGTTGCTGCAGCTCCCCCTACTAAACGATTTACAGGGGTAAGAGAAGTGGTCATACTTGTCTTACTAATCTCAAGTCCAATTACTCCAGCTTTTTGTTTCGCTAAAGAACCGACAGCTGAGAATGATATTAGTATAATCTGAATCCCTGAATATAAAGGATTGCCTACTCCCAGCCCTGTCCATGTAGTAGCCAAAGCATCAGTTACAGCAACTGCCGCTTGACTCGTAATAGAAAATACTCTACCGGCAGAGACAGCCTCGGCATATTTACCACCTTGTTCTCTCATGGTGCTTCCATAAGCATTTTGGCGAACAGGATTCTGTGTCCCCGATGCATAATCCTGCCGTCCTTCTAATCCATTCAATAACATATTATTTCTCCTTATATACCTGCTTGTTCAAGTGCAAAAATCATTCTTAGATCATCCTGCCAATTCGAGCCGTCCCAAACGAACTGTGCTCCGGTATCCCAGAAATGGAGTGTCGAGCCGATAGGAATATCAACTGTTGGTTTATCATCAGTAGATAAGCACTGCCGATGAGTTACGTTAGTTACTAATTGTACAGCCATAGAGCACCACCTTCCTTACGAACCAAAGTCCGAAACGCTTCCAGTGAGAGTATTAGCGGAATATGCGCCGGGTTCGCATGACTGAATATTGTTCATGAAACTGGCAGTATATCCGACAATAGGCTGATTAGCACCTGCAATACCGAAAACTATTAAATCACTTAAATACCATACTGCGCTTGTATCCATTGTAATCACGTCCGTTGAGCTTCCCAATCTACAGTTGTGAATATACCATTTTGTGTTTACATTAGTACCTTGATCACCTTGAATACAACCATCTGCGAATGTTCCAATAATATCGCAATAGCGCATAGTAACATTTGTTGCGCCATTCGAGCTATTAGTCACCGATAAAAAAGACTCATCATGCCCGGCAAGTCCATAAAAAGTACAATATTCAATAATAACTTCATCAATAGCCCCACCCGTATCGAGTAAAGTAATGATACCGTAATGCTCGCCAATACCCAATTCTGTATCAGTTGATGTTTCTCTGAAATCACAATTGGCTATTCTCGTGTTATCCCCGGTAATTTCAATAGCAACTTTCGAGCCGCCTGCATTGATACCGAGAAGTTTAAAATTATCTAACACACATCCATCAGCACTAATAAGAATCGGTGCGGCTTCGGTATGTTCAGTATCAATATTCAATAAAGGCTTGCTTCCTTCCCATCCAATACCTTGAATATGGACTCCATCAATATCAACGGCAATATCGGCTTCGCCTGACAGGGTTTCCTCGTGTCCCGGCATTACATAAACAATATCACCGTTGCTTGCCGTTAAAACATCGGATGACAAAGCATAAGCGAGTGTCGCAAATGGTGTATCCGGGCCTCTCCCGCTTCCGACTGAATCTGCTGCTGTCGCCGATCCTGAATCAACGAAAAATCTATTACCGGTTGTTAGTGACATGTCCTCAATTGAGAACATCCCGCCCGGTTGGTTGTTTGCGAATAAAGCTGTTCTTATTCTTTTTGCCATTTTAAATCTCCTTTTCGGATTTTAACCGCCGTAAGGGTTTTTGTTATTTTTCGACAGGCGATCCTGTCATTTGTTTATTTTGCTCAGTATCTTCCATTTTCTTTTCTTTCGGCCTGCCCGGTTTTTTTTTCGTTTTCTTCTTTGGTTTTTCATCTGTTATTGCTTCTGCCGCGCCTCTTTGAATCATTTGTTGTGCTAATCCTTCTGAAATATCAAGCTCTGTTCCTTTTGGACGATTCATCCACATACGTTTTAATCTGATTTTCATTGTTACACCCTCCGTTTTTAGTAGATGGGCTATCCGCAAGGAAGTGAATAACCCATCCGTATAATTATTTCTGTTTCTTTTTGCTATGTTTCCGTTTCGGTTTTTCAACCGGTGCCGGAGGTTCGGGTGCTTCTTTAACCTCGACCTCAGCTTCAGGCTCTGGCTCAACTTCGATTTCCGATTCGGGAATAACCTCATCTTCAACAACAGGCTCTTCCACAATTTCCGGTTCCGGCTCCGGCTCTACATAAGGAATTGCAATATCCGGCGTAATCTTTTCAAGCATTGATTGACCGCATACTTTAATTACTGCGCCTTCCGCGAAACCTTCCCAATCTTTTAACAGTTTAAATTCCATAATAAAATACCTCCGGTATCAAAACTGCGATTAGAGTGTAGCTGCCATTTTTTGAACTCCAATAGCACCTGGCATCGGCATATTTCTATGTCTCGGATTAGTCAAAATAACTAAACCGCTTGCGAGTGTGGCTCCGCCCGGATCGGATAATACAACTTGGAACCAGTCATAATCATCTGCGGCATCCATATTTTCAGCATCGATTTCAAACAGATAATTCTTAAATGTGACTGTCGGAATTGTAATCGTGCTTGACGGCGCGGTATAGAGAGGAACCATTATATCCTCCTGTTCTCCCGTACCATTTACCAAAGCAGTAGCCCCGGATGTACCACCCGTTAAAGTCGCATTATCTGTCCATGTGGTTCCGCCTGTCAGATTACGAACAACGAGAAAATCAGGGCCGACTTCATATACTTCAGCAGTTAATGTCGCAGTAACAGTCTCACCAACAGTAAAAGTACCACTAACTCCATCTATCTTTAACACTTGACCGCTTGCCCATGCCTTCGTATATGCGAGTGCTTGTTCGCCTGCCGCGGCCGCCGATGTAGCTTGCGTGAATGTTACTGTGAATGTCGCTCCGATAGTATCACCAACAGAGATAAGTACCGTTGCATGGCCATAATCTGCCATGTGAATATACGCGGAACTTACCGCAGCATCATCTAAATCCTGCGGAGGTATCATTATGAAACCTGCATTTTGTACTAATTCTTTTCCAAACATTTTGTTTCTCCTTTTATGTTTTCCTTTAGATTACCCGGAAAGGATTCTAAAAAACGGGATTTATACCGGGCAAGAGTCAATCTCTCACCCGATTATATATTAATTTATGTATCAGTCACGCGCCGCAAGTACGACAAACGGACTCTGTGAATCACCATGCAGCGGGGCAAACGAAGAAGGCCACCACGGCTGTCCGTCAATATAGAATGAGAACCGGAAAGCTGTTTGCCCGTAATCGAATTTAAGATGCGCTGATTCAGCGGTTGTAAGACCGGATTTACCAGAAAGCTGTCCGATAAGATACTGTGACCAGTCAAACAATCCGATATCGCCTGTATCACCGAGTTGCTGCATTCTTGAAGTCCATACGAGAGGCAGACCATGAAGCGACTGGTTCGGTTTGCCTGCGGCATTTGTACCCGAAAGGAAAACAGTCGATCCGCCGGCACCGACAGCAACGTTCATAACGCCGAGTTGCGGGAATACAGTTTTGTTTGCATCCCATTCACCGTTATCGCCATATTGCCGTGCGAACATATTCAGCGAATTTTCATATACGAAAGTATCTGAATTCTGATTCGTTTCTATCGGAACGGTGACAAGACAATCGGCATTCATAACACCGAGCGGCTGTCCAACACCTGTGCCGTTAATAAATGCATTTGAAAGCGCGAGATCGAGAGCATTGTCAACACCGGAAGTAATAAACGGTGCAACTGAGATCGGCGAGAAATCCATCATCTGTCTTGTTACGTATACCATCGCAGATGCTTCGTGTAAAGTAAGCGAAGCCATTTCGAACTCTACTTGGTTATTCGTATCTTGACCAACTTCTGATTTCCAGCGGAATTTAACATTACCGGATGACAATCCCTGCGATTCATTGAATCCACCGACAAAAGGAATATCAAGATGGTCAGTCGCCATATTTAATACAACAGCTTTGTTCATGATATTCGAACGCTCTTTCGCGATAGTAAGTGATGTTTTACTATACTCCGGAGGTATCAATGCCGCACCAGCCTGAAGCGATGCAACATTCTGGGACGGTGTTGCCGCGGCTTTTTCTTCAGCCAAAACACCATCGGCGGTTTTGAGCCATTTACTCATTTTTATTGCGCTGGGAGTTGACGGATTGTGAATACCTGCCATTTCCGGGCCGCAAAGATAAACCGCTTGTGCGAACTCTTCCATGTTTCTAAATCCGCCTGTCGGGTCGATCTCAGGATGTTTATCTCCAAACTCAGGAGCTTTACCGGCGACATCTTTCACGGCTTCCTGAACCATTTCCTTGAGTTCGTCTTTCATCCGCTCGGTGATTTCGGCACCCGCGGCTGTTACCGCTTCCAACGCTTTTGTTTCAATTATTTTACCAAGTTCATCTTTAGTGATTGCTTCTGGCATTTTATGCCTCCTTGAAATTATTAGTCATTGTTATTTAAGAACTAATACCTTCGAAATCATTCCGTAATATCTCTAATCTTTCGATCTAATATCTCTCGGAATTTAATCTGGTATCTCTATCCTTTTATATTTTCCCTTTTGCTGCTTTTAAAACTTCATTAACTGTATTTTTTAGCATATCCGGTAAAATCTTTTTAATCGCTACATTGATTTTATCGCCTACTTGTTTATCAATATCATCAACATCAATTTCTTTCTTCTCTGGTAGAACGTCATCTGAGAAAGTAATGTATTTTTTATCATCCTCCCCCGGGCCAGGCCGTTCTTCCCTGCGCATTGTACCACCACATTCTTCACACTTTATATCCTTGCAATGCTTTTCAGTTGTTGTTTTCCAGCCGCAATCAATACATTCACAATTATATTCTTCATCTGCTTTCTTGTCATCCGTACCCGGCAATAGAGGCTCCAGTTTCTCGGTTGCTTTGAGCAATTCACTTAACTCACCTATTGCCGTCTCTATTACAGTAACCGCGTTAGTCATTGCTTTACGTGTTTTTGCGGAGAGTGTCCGGCCTTCTTTTTCGTTTTGTATTTCAATTATTTGGTCAAGTAATTTTTGGTTTTCGAGAATACGCTCATTTGTTTTGTTGATCAATTCAGTTGATCTATCTATGTTTGCATCATTTTTATAATCCTTTTTCGGTTTATATCCAGATTCAAGTTCAGTAGATTCTTTTGATAATTCAGCTTTGCTATCAGAATATGTATAATCATATTGCCTGTATTTATCTTTTCCCTTATCTGATTCTGCAATAATTACATGACCATTCGGATATTTCATTGGGTATATATCGGCAACCCATTTCGTCCACATATCAGTTTTAGGATTCAATATTGATTGAATTGCGCTGTTGATATCCCATATTGACGGGTTGCCTTTGAGATCGACACTCTTTTCTTCAACAACAGGTTCTTTAATTTCCCCTAATTTCTCAGTCAGTATTTTCATATCATCCTCAATAACGATATATTCGGGTGCGTCCTCAACTTTCAACAATGCCTTATTAATTGCGATTGCTATTGCATCGGGATTGCTCGGAACAGGCACATCGGAATATTCGAGTAGAATCCATTTTGTATAAATCCTGCGTACTCCGGCTTTTTCTTCTTTCGAACCCTTATCGGGCGTTACCCATTCAACAGGAATAAATCCAATAGACTGCGCAAGCGGGTTTCCCTCTTTACGGTAATTGAATATCTTTATTCCTTCTTCCGTGTTGGCATAGATAGTTTTTGCCACAAGCCCTTTTTTATCCGCTTTAATCCATTCGTTTCTCCCAATCGGGAGGCTATGATGGTCGTGACCGAACAGGACAACTGGAGTTTTTTCGTACTGATCAAGAATAGCCCCCTCCGGGAGAACGATTTCATTATCGCGGTCTTTTGTGGATGTCGTTATTGTTGTAATGATTGCCATTTCATCACCATCGAATTTCATATCTGAGGCATTAAGCCCTTTTAATAAAACTTCCTGCTCTGCTTCGCCAACACCATATTCATCTTTAAGAACTAATATTACTTCATCTTTTACCGGTAAATCTTTAAGTTTTATTCGTTGTGTAATCAGTTCAATACCGTTTAATTCAGGCATATTTAACTCCCTGTTTATATTAAGGTTTTTCCGTCAACTGGTACATTGTGCAACGGCAATTTATCGAATCAGCACCATCACCGCTACTATCGCCAGGGTATTCTAAACCATTAGAAAATCTATCACCAATCTTAACGGCTTCCGCTGCAATTGTCATTTGCTCGTGCGACTTCCGGATAGCGCTATCGAGACTGCCAACCCATTGATGACCCCAGACAACATTTGATTGCCGCGAACCTTCAAGCGTTCCTTTATTAACTGCGCCAACTGTTTCAGTCTGCGCTATAATTACCGCTCTTGAGCGTGATGCCTGCGCAAATATCGTTTCAACACGGGTTGCTATTTCATCAATACTTTCCTCAGCATCGATTCCGGCTGAGATCGAATTGGTTAATTTTTTCATTGTCGTTTTATTTACTTCTATCGAGCTGGCAAGAGTTTTTTCTTTTATGAATGCAACCGCTTCCACAGACCCGATATCGAAATCATCAATATCCTGTTTTGATATAAAGTCCTTTTTCGGTTTCACTAATTCCCGCGCGTCAATGATAGCTTGCGTTCCTCCGGTATTAAATCCGATAGTGATATGCTTTTTGTTTATCGCTTCGAGTTCTTTTACCCATTTCTTTAATTCCGGTCTTGAGAACGTTCCCGGTAATTTAGCAAGCGCGGCCTTTTCCTGTTTCTTAAAGAATGGCCGGATATCAGCAGCATACTTTTCAACAATCGGATCGGAGTTATCAACAAATTTATTCCATATCCGAGTCCTAAGTTCCATCGGCATCTTTGTCATTATCGGATGACTGCACCGGTATGCCTCCGCAAACTTCTCATTCTCGGAAATCTTAATCGCGATACTTCGGGCAATTTTATTTGTCGGGCAACAGTTCATCATGCCATTTCCTCAACAAGTTCATCAAATATTCTGCTAACTGTTTCATTGATATCGATAATTTTATCGTCAACCGGTTCATCTTCATCCGGCGAAAGTTCAAGACCGACCTGACTTAACGGCATTATACCACGAGCGATAAGAGGCTCATTACCACCCTCTGCCTCTTCCATGCCACGCTCCTTACGTACTTCATTCGGTGATTTAATACTACCCTTAACGAGTTCCGTATCTTCTTTAAGTGCAAATTCCTTATCCTCCGGCACAATATTATCAAATGCAAGGAATAGTTTCTCGTCAAATTCGGGGCCGATATACTCATTTAGTTTTGATTCAAACCGGATATGATTCGGACGTATCCCATATTTTGCAAGAACAAATTCTGCGGTATCGGCATTTGCACGGTTCGCGCTCGGATCGAATAAACTCATAGGCACTACATAAGCGTCAAAGATTTCCTGTTGTGTCCATTTCCGGCCATTCAAAAATCCCAACTCCCGCGGTCCCCAATTAATCGGTTTAAATTCTACTCCATGACTAAAGAACTGAGTTTTACCAACATTATTATTGCCAATCGTTGTTTGTTGTAATTCCGCCTTAATTCTCTCAAACGATTCTTCATCAACATCTGTTGACGGTGAGGAGTAATAACCCTCCATCCGGGCGTTATTCGAGAACATTGAGTTTTCATAAACATTCATATTTTCGTTTATGTTATACGATTCCGCAACAGCCTGAAGCGGAGATGCACCGTAATACAAATCTTTCGGGTTCGGATATTTAAAATGGATAATATTTTCTACAGGGAATACAATCTTTTTTGAACCGTATTGATATTCATAGCCTGAGATAAATTCAACCGGATCACGAATAATAGATATCCTGTCAGGAGGTATTACCCATATTTGCTCAACTAAACCAAGCCCGTCTTTCACAAGATACCAATATGCATCGCCCGTTAATTCCTGATGCAAGGATGATATTTCAAGCAGATCGACTCTATTCATGTGAGGATTTACGTTATTAAGCGTTGTGATAAACCGGTGATCAACAACTTCCTCGATCTCAGCGGCTTTCATTACTGCCGGATTATTTGCGATATGTGATTGTGATAACAGTTCTTTCTTTTTTATCTTAGAGATCGGGCGGGATATTCCTTTTGCGGTTGTTTTTCCTTCGGGTAATGCTACATACATTCGAAGCGGTGTTGATGCGAACGTTGATGCCTTGATAGATGAGCAGACATACACCCAGCTTTTGTATGCCTCGAGTAATGCGGTTTTATCTTTTGTATCAGCGATGGCTTTATTTTCATTAAAACCATAACTAAGATTCGGAGTAAGGTTATTATTTAGTTTCTTTGCTTTTGAGATATTGAGGTTATATCCGAATAAATTCAATTTATTTTCTCCACAAAAAAAAGAGCACAATCACCCATGCTTCGGCAATTATGCCCTCCAGTTTTTTTGTTACTTACTATTTATAATAACATATTAATTTTAAAAGTCAACCTTTTTTATTAAATGTCTCCTTTATTTGCCAAATGGGTAATACTCCTCTTGTTGATAGTTTTCAGGATTACTTACTAATTCAGCAAGCTCTTTAGTTGTCTGGGATATTCATTTAATTAGTTTATTCCGATCCGCCAAACAGACTGAACTTTTACATTGAGTATCGAATCTTTCACACCAAAAGATTTTACCGCGCTCGGTGCGCAATCCGTTCTTTCTGCAATCTACAGCTTGCCGTCCATAATTCCGGCTTACCGGATATTTAATTTTATTTACTTCGGGTTTTATAGGTGCCCAATGAATACACCCAAATTCTTCACCAATTGTAAAAGATATTCCATAATTATCATTATTTGGTAAGCAATATAAATAATCAGGTTTTTCTTCATTACCACTTGGAAAGCTGCAATCTATTTTATTATTATTACATTCTCCATAACAAGCATCACTTCTTTCCCAATGTGCGCAGTTTTTACATAACATTTTATTCTCCAGTATTATCTTATATGTGGATCATCCCAACCAAAATTACGAGGGTCTGAAGCACGGCAAATATTTTCTTCATGTTGTTTTAAAAGAAAAATGATTTTTCCAGTTAGTCGGAATATTTCTAATATTGGCACATCATACATGGTCTCACTTAACCGTTTATAAATCTCACTATATTGTTTCTCAATATCTTGTAGCTGTTTGCTTATCATTACGCCCCCCCACTTAAATATTTCATGCTGCTTTCCTTCGTGATTTTCTCGGTATCCGATGAACAATACTTCCACAGTTCCGGCATCGTCTTGATTTGGTCGGATAATATTTCATTTCCGTTGCCGCGCCGGGTCTGATACGATCTCGCATTATTAATTGTGTGATGAACTTCCCTTGCGGTGTAAAAATCATGTTATGCCCTCCTTGCTATGTAGTATAATACATAAAATCTATTTGTCAAATGTTATTTAAAGTTTTTTTATAGTTTGAGATTTATAATCTGGCTTTCTACCTTCTTCAACTGGGATATATGATGCTGATATTGATATTGTTTCAGTATTAGAAACTTCTACAAAACATTGCCCATGACAACACTGGCAAGTATCCCATCTTTCCGCCACTGTATCTGCTGGTTGAACATTATTAACTGCACCCTTACCGTTGCACCCTTACCGTTGCATACTGGACATTTTTCTGCGTGCATAATACCCTCCGTTAAATAAAAGTTCCCTGTGCCTGTTTCGGTTTCTCTTCCGGCTTCTTATTCAAATCAATTGTCATTGCACGTACACCCGGTTTCATAATCATTTCCGCTAATCCGGTAAGCGCGTCCGGTGCATCTAAATATTCATTCTTGCCGTCTTTCTGAAAATCATGAATCTGCTTATGAAACAACGGCCACATCTTATCCCAACCCTCCGGGAATTTAATATGCTTCATAATAAAACTGCTTGCAACAAGAATCCTTGCAATTTTGTTTTCCGACTGGTGAAACCAGTTAAATGGAACACGTGTCCAATCCCGATCTTCATCTGTAAAATCATCTTCCTTATCTTTTACCCTGACATCTTCCTCTTTGAGATGTTCCTTTATTTCCTTTTCAACAGCCCGTTGCCATCCGCGACCGCCGTTATTACTTTCAACCTTTGCCAATCCAACCCTGTTACGGTTTAAGAAACGTGCTGCCTCCGGTTCTGTGATTTCCATGCCATCCTTTGTTATATAGACATCGACAACATACCCTTCGCCCTCATGGAAAATAGCCACAATCGAGCAAAGATAACAATTACCCTCATCGGCAGTATCGGTATATGAAATGATTCGAAGCGGGGCAGGCGGCAGTTCATCCGGTTTATAGGTTATCAGGTTTTTATAAAGCGTTCCCTTAATATCAATAGGCTCTAAATCATAGTTTGCCTCGAATATCTCCGGTATCATTTCTTCTTTTAGCTCGTCATATTCCTCTTTCGATAGAATTTCAGCGCATAGCATCTCATCTGTTTCTTTATTGTACGCTGGCATACTCAGTATATACCACATATTCGCCCTGGGGCTGTTTTTAATGCGCCCTATCGGATCTTTTTTCGCCCAGGGAGTACCCATCATGATTTCAAGTTTGCGGCCTTCTTTCCGCGATAGCAACGTTCCAGTGCGCTGTTTCCATATCCCATCGAGAGCTACGTCATTAAATGCAATTTTCTCATTTTTAATTAAATCATCTTCTATTAATATTGTCGCTGGGCTTCCAGTCAATCCCCCGTCAATACCCGCACCCTTGTATGAAAAGAATTCCCCCTCCATAGCCCACTCCATAAATGAAGCATGACCTCTTTTAATGTGTGATCCCGGAAATATATCTGTGTAAACGATGTCTTGTGGAAGTGTGCGCGTCTGATCGATTCCGTCTCTTGTATATCGGGAAAACTCAGATGCCGGTTTATCGCCGTATGAGACTGAAAGGATTCTATTTGTGGTATCGTTACCAAGCGCCCACTGAGAGAAAAGCACCATTGTGCGCGTTTTGCCATGCCGGGGAGGCATATTTATCATGAGACGCTTATATACAGTCCCATCGCTTTTAATTAAACGTCCCTCATAGAACGCCTGTAATGTATCACATAGTTTTTTTAAATGTGTTTTTAAATCGGTATAGAAATCAGGTTGCAGAGTCTGACAGAAATAATGGAAATTATTACGGCTTTTTCTTAGAGCCGTTTCCCTTTCGAGTGTTAGCTCCCTTTCCAGTGCCTTTCTTTCCTGAAGCTCCCGAAGCTGGTTTATTTCCGTTCTGTCGAGATCGGAGTTTTTTAAGTTCGGCATTTATTTCCTCATCGCTCATGTGCTGTAAATTCAGATTACCATCAACAAGCGCGTTTAAATCAATATCCAAAGACTTGAGATCGGGCGCAAGTTTCTTCATTACGGCAACCATAATCTGAGGATTATTATACGCCATTGATACAAATGTGTCAGCAAGAGATACTAATTCATTATCTGGAAGTTCACCCTTTTCATTTAATTCACGGCGTTTTTCCTCAATACGGGCAACGGCTTCCGTGACTATTTGCGTCATAGGATTTAAGGGACGACCTGCAGGGTTGCCCGATATCCCTTTTTCAAAGCCGCCTTTGCCTGTTGGATTACCCATCTTGTACCTATCTTGATTATCAAGTTTATATTATATCTATAAATAACGTCATAATCCCGATTTTGTCAAGAAATAAAAAAGACCGGCTGTCCCACAACAACCGATCTTTCTCTTTAGGAAATTTAAATCACTGTTGATTTTTAGAGTGGTTTACTCCACTTTAATCAATATATTATGTTTTCAGTATTTGTCAAGAACAATTATTTATCCCTTTGTCGATTATATTATTTACCTTTTCTGACATTTCCTGTTCTTCTTTATCCGGCCGCAAAGAGCTAAGCCTAAATAAATCTATTTTAAGATGTGTTTCTTCACAAAAGATTTCCATTTTTTCTACTTTCTCTATTGATATTTCTCCCGCTATATCTACGTTTTTTTTATTAAACAGATAATCTCTCAGGTATTTTATGATTGCCATTTTTCTTTTCTTTGTCATTGTTGAGCCATATCTTACTATTTCATTTGTCATTTTACCCTCACTTTTTAGTTTTCGTATTTTGTCAAGAACAATTATTGTCTTACCAAAAACCAATTTCTTTTAATTTCTCCGTTATCATATTTTTATTTTTGACAATATATGGCATTAAAATTTCCAGTGGTATTCTTTGATTCCATTTTTCTCTGGGCATGTGACGTGAATCAACGGGATCGGTATGTATTTCACCTTTTTCATCAAAATAAACAAAATAAGATAACGAACCATCGCCTCTTGAAAATCTTGCATCCCATATTATAAAACCAAAATCAAATCGCGGGTATCTTATACAATGTGTGCGTTGACTATTCGTATGATATTGCACCGGAAATAACTTTGCCATTTCTTCATTTGTCATTTTAACATTATGTTTGCTCATTTCCCCACGCTTTCATATTTGCCGGAAGAGTTTCTTTTTTGAACAGTATCACAAGTTCTGCACCTTCTAAATTTTCCCACCTTAGTATAACCAAATGCGTGTCCATACCATTTACAATACTCTTTGGGATATCCACTCTCTTGTGCATATTTCCGAATCTCATTCATTTGACTATTACTTATTTCATTCCCCATTATTTCTCCTCGCTTTCACAGACGTTGCCGATACGCTCTTCCCGTCTTTAATCAGGCATTTCATAGATTCTGTCTGGCTATCGTTCATTCAGTGCATCGGTAAGCTCTTTGATGAGCGCATCCTTCTGCTCGATAGCATTATCAGCCTTCAATACCATAGCTACATCTTGACTTTGCGGGAATAGCTGTTGTTGTTCATCGGCTTGTTCTGTGGCATCGAGACAGGCTTGACAACGCTTAATATCTAACCAATTTTGTGTTAAGGACATAATCCTATGGAAAACTTTACATCTTTTGCGCCCATTGGGGGCATCAGAAATATTATACCTTTTGCATTTATCTCCACAATACTGATTGTTATCCCCTTTAAACTCAATGTTAGTCGGTACGAGTATCGTTTGTTTCTCAGTCATGTCGTTCTCCTGTATATTCCCTGAATCTCTTTAAATCTTTCAGATTGTATATGACCACATCGGGTGCATATTCTTAGCTTCAAATACCCATGTAGATTAAGAATAGGAACTATCGTATCAATTCTTTCCCATTCACCTTTGTGAAAACCGAACCAACACAAAACCTTACCTCTCCATTGTCGTATCGTTCGTTTCTCGGTCATGATCACCCCACCGCTTAATTCAAGAGGTGTCTGTATGTTAGTCATGGCATTCTCCTTACTTTTTATTCCAGATAAGTGGATATATTGAAATCATAACTGCAATAAATATAAGTACGATTGTTTGTATAATCTCATTTATCTCATTCATGACTCACTCCTTTCAACTTCATTAAGCTCAATCCACGTTTTATCAGCGGTGTAGATTGTGAGCGGTAAGCCTTTGTAAGTTAAGCTAAAATCATCTTTAGCTGTAAAACCGGCTACAATTTTACAGTGCTTCAGATTTATATTATTAGGCTCAAGAAGTTCATACGGAAAGCATTCATACCCTTTACCATCAGCCGTCTTGCTTGGACGGGTGTGTTGAGCGTTCCACCACGGAATAAATGATTTGTGTATAAAATCTTCCTTTGCTTCAGCATCAAACTCATAGTCATATTCTGGATAATGGGGGACATCGATATACATTGCCAGCTCATTAAGCTCATTTCCTGTCAACTCACTCACACGCTTGACCTGTGTCGTGATCGTCAGCTTGGTGTCGGTTTTCTGTGGGACTGTATATTCTTTGTCGTAGAGACATGTAACAGGATACTGACGATTAGTCTCATAGTGCTTTGTTGGCGCATACAGCACATACTCATCGGAGCTGTAACGAAGAGGAACTTCAATATCAATAAGTAAGTTTGCATCTGAGAATATCGCTATACCGTGTGATATTTCCCTGAGATAATACCCCTCTGGAGGCTGACTAATTAGTAGTCGCACCATTACTCCTTGTTCGTTAGATAAAATATTGCCAGCCTCTTTCTTTGTTACAAATATCCTTTTCATTTACACACTTCCTTTCAAATGTGAGTCCAGAATTCCCTGCCTACTATCCTGTGGACATATTTAGCTGTTACTCCATAATCTTTGGCAATATTTCTATGAAGCTCTTTGTTTAAAGCCCTCGACCTGATATTTTTTATATCCTTGTCGGTTAGCTTTGATCGAGGGTTGTTTTCGCCGGTGATACTTACTAATCCTATACGGAAAGCATGTTTGTTATTTTCAGAGCATGTAACTAATTCCAAGTTATCAAGCCTATTGTCAGTTTTAATTCCGTTTATGTGATTCATCACTAAGCCTCGCGGTATATCACCATTGAAATATATCCATATTATTCTATGCACGAGACAGGCTACTTGCTTGCCATTAACAGCTATAAAAACTTGAAGATACCCTTTGTCATGGTTCTTGCTTCCCACCATTCTTGGCTGTATTTTTTCATCCTTATTCTTCCAACGTTTCGTCATTAAACGCCAGATTTCCCCGGTATCTCTAATCTCAAAATACCCCTTGTTAATCATATCAATAAAATAGTGTTCGTTGTTTGCAGACTTACTCATAGTGTTCCTCACAAAAAAAGCGATACCCCTGTGGTCCAAGAAACTACGGATAGTTTCAAACAGGAATATCGCTTTTTAATATCATATAAAAACTCCGTAGTATCTTGGACTGTTTAATTATAACACATTAATTCTAAATGTCAACCTTTAAAAGCACCCTGTGTCCTGCTGATTAATCTGGCGTGATAGTTCGGTTGTTGTGTAGAAGTTTTTCATTTAGTCGCCTCTCGTCTCATTAATTGTTCCATTTCTGCTATTTCTTTCTGATATTTTCTAATTGCTATTTGCCGATTAATAACCCTGCGATGAAGCCCGTTGAGACGATTTTTGAATAGT